ACGAGCCACATCTCTATATCCGAATCAAGCCGCTCCCCGAATGGGAGCCGAACAAGCAAGGAGAACAATCATGAGCAAGCCGATCAACGAACCCCGTCTGGTGCAGCAGGCGCTGATAGCGGACGAGGATCTGAGTTTCGAACTGGCGGCCCTGGTGCCGACGGCGAACGGCATCACGAACGCGGCCAGCACGTTCATCGACAAAGCCACCAAACTGTTGCTGTCCGACAAGATCATGCTCACCAACGAGCAGCATACGGCCGTCGTGACGGCCATCGCCATCGCCCAACTGACCGTCAAGGAGGGTGCGGCCATATCGAAGCTGCTGCGCAACCCGGACGCTTCGGCGGACGTCATCGCCGGACTGCGCCTCACCTCCAAGGACAGGCATGATGCCTGACCGGCGTCTCTGGATGCCGCGTTGCAGGACATGCGGGCCGCTCGGCAAGCCCACCGGACTGGACGAGGCGGTCACCAGCTGCAACCGGCATACGAATCAGACCAAACATCAGACGGCGTGGTATCCCACCCACGCCCAGATCATCGTGAAAGGCACACCAAATGACTGCGAATGAAGTATTGCCCCCCGATTTCAAGGAAGTCGAAACCAAGAATCCCGACGAGGGGTTGCGCCAGGGCCTATTCGAAGCTCAGGCGGCGCGCATCGTCGAACTGCAGGCCGAGATCGCCAGCCGACAGGAGGAAATCGACAATCTCAAATCCCTGATTCTCGACTCGCATCCGGTCGGCACCTACCAGGCCGGCAACCTGAAGGTGCAGGTCAAGCCGGGCGCGCGCCGCATCAACGCCGGCACGTTCGAAAAAGCCTACCCGGCCACCAAGTATCCCGGAGCCTACCAGTTGCGGCCGCGCCCGCTCAGCCAGTTGGAGAGGCTGCTGACGGCGGACGCGGTGGCCGATTACGCGATGAGCGGCAAGCCTATGGTGATGGTCTCATGAGCGCGGAACTGTCCAGCCTGGGCATCGCCCAGATCGTGGAAAGCGCCATCGCCGACTACGACCTGCACGACGAGAACGGCAACGAGCTGACCGACGACCTGTACGTCATCCGTTCGGAGCGCATCGCCGATCTGGGCTTCGAGGTCGCCAAACGCATCCGCAAGGCCACCCATGAATTGGAACAGGGCGGCAAGACCGGTCATTCCATTCATTCGATGACTTTCGGCAGCGTACCGGTAACCATCGCGAAGGACGGCGACCGCACCTACACGCTGCGCTTCGACAACTCGGACGAGGCGGTGGCCATTACACGGCTCAGCAGAACCGCGTTGGCGGACATTAGGAAACAGATCAACGACTTTCTCAAGGAGGTGAAGAACCATGAGCATGAATGATGCCATTCTCGCCGTCGCCCAGGCCCAACAGCAGGGTGACGCGATACCGGTCGACGTGCCGCCCATGACCCAAACGGCACCCGATATGGGCAAGCCGCCCGTCACGCCGAAGACCAAAATCGGCACGATGGAGGAGCCGCAACTGTGGCCGGAGATCCGCCAGCTCATCGAAGCGGATATCGCCAACGCTCCGCGCGAACTGCAGCGTGAGATAGGCCCGTCAGAACTGGGCACGGATTGCGTGCATTGCCTGGCGGCGAAGCTGGCGGGCTGGCCGGAACGCCGTTCGCCGGGCTGGCTGCCGTTCATCGGCACCTGCGTGCACGCCCACTTCGAGCAGATGTTCAACGCGATGGACACGTGGATCGGCCCCAACAGTCAATGGCCGAATGACACTACGAAAAGGTTCGAGGCCGAGAAACGCGTGAGAGTCGGGCATCTGAACGGATTGCACGCTGGCTACCCAGTCACCGGCAGTATCGATTTGTGGGACAAGGAGACCCACAGCACCATCGATTGGAAGATCGTCGGCAACACGACGGTCACCAAGGTCAAAGCGCACGGACCCAGCCAGCAATACCGGGTGCAAGCCAGCCTCTACGGCATGGGACTCACCTATGAGGGCGAACTGGTGGAGCGTAATTGCATCTATTTCCTGCCCCGCAACAAGACCAGTCTGGGTGATGCGTTGCCCTGGGAGACGAGGTTCGACCCGGAGCCCGGCAAATGGGCGTTGGCCCGGGCCCAGCTGCTCGTCAACCTCATGGACATCATCGAGCAGTCCGACGGCGTGGACGTGCGCGACAGCTGGATAAAGCAACTGCCAGCGGCGGGCCCCGACAAGTGCTTCTCATGCAAGGGGCGCGTGTGGCCCGACATGAGCGCGCTCCCCGAGTTCGACGCTAAGCCATGGCCGGACGTGCCCGACAAGTGGCTCCGACTCATCCCCCTAATCGAATCCGAATACCAATTCACCAAGTAAAAACAACGAAAGGAACACGACAATGTTCGGACAACCACAACCACAGTACGGTTACCCGCAGCAGGGGTACGGCTACCAGCAGCCCCAACGGCAGCCAGCCCAGTTGAGTTCGCTCGGCGACCTGCTCGCCGGCAACAGCGCCAAAGCGTACTTCGGCGCGAACAGCCAGCCCGGAGACTCGGTGACCGGCGTCATCGAAAAAATCGAGACCACGCAGGTCAACGACTTCCAGACCAAGCAGCCCGCCTTCTGGAACGACGGACGCCCGAAGGAGCAGATCCACGTCATCATCCAGACCCAGTTGCGCGACCCGAGCGTGGATGACGACGACGGCCGCCGTTCTCTCTGGATCAAAGGCTGGGGCATCCAGCTCAAGGCGTTTCGCGATGCCTGCCGTCAGGCGGGCGTGAAGATCCCGAAGCCGGGCGACACCATCACGGAACGGTTCGTGGGTCTCGGCCAGCGGGGCGACGCGCCCCAACCGCCGAAAGTGTTCGAATTCCACATCGAACCCGCGTCCAGCGTCAACAGTCTCGTCAACGGAAGCCAACCCCAGCAGCCCGGCATGCAGCAAGCCCAGCCGACATACCCGCAGCAACAGTACGCGCCACAGCAGCCCCAGCAGGCCCCGAATCAGGGATATGCGCCGGCTCCGGTCGACCCATGGAACCCGCCGGCACAGGCGCAACCCGCTCAGCCGGTACAGCTCGGCCAACCACAGGTGGATCCGATGAAGGTCAACCAGCTGAAGGCCATGGGTAAGCCGCCGCAGGAGATCGCCGCATTGTTGGGCGTGCCGGTCGAAGCGGTCACCGCCGTCACCGACCAGGCTCAACCCCAATACCACGGGGGTTCCGAACAGATGCCGGAAACAGGTGAATTCTAATGGACGAACTGCTGAAACATTTGCAGAACCAATAGGTCGAACTGGTGAAGGACATGGATTCCCTCGCCTCCGATCAGGTCGGTTTCCGTGACGTCGATTCGGAAAGCCTCCAGCTCATGAGCGTGAGGCTCGTGCTCCTGGGCTGGCACAAGAGCAAGGATTCCGACAAGGACTGAGTCCAGTCCCGACCGCCGTAGCCGTATCCAAGCGGCCGGCACGCATGCAAAGGCGTGCACGGCACCACACATATTCACATCACGTCAAAGGAGTTCCAGGAATGACCGACATCTACGGATACGCGGCAGCCGCACCCCTGTACCGTGCGGCGGGCTGGATGCAGGTCATCCCCCTGCCGGAAGGCCGCAAGACCCCGCCGCCCAGCGGGTTCACGGGACGCAGCCGCAAACCCGTCACCGACGAGCAGATACGGCTCTGGTCGCAGGCGACCCCAGACGCGAACACGGGAATCGTCATCCCCGAAGGCGTATTGGTGTTGGACATCGACGCCGCACAAGGCCATCAGGTCAAGGCGGACGGGGCGAAAGGCATCAGCGAGCTCTCGCAGGAACTGGGCGTATTGCCGGCCACGTGGAGCAGCACGGCGCACGGCATCGACAGCCCGGCACGCCACCTGTTCTACAAGGTGCCCGAAGGCCTCGCGTGGAAGGGCGGCGCCATCGAGGGGGTGGACATCCTGCAGCCCGGCCACCGGTATTCCGTGGTCTGGCCGTCGATCCACCCGAGCGGCGAAATGTACTGCTGGTACACGCCAAGCGGCGCATTCGCCAGCACACTCCCCCACATCTCGGATTTGGCGACACTGCCGTGGAAGTGGGTGGACTATTTGCGCAAGCCCGACAACACGTCGAACCCGACGGGATTAAAGTGTTCGAATTCGAACACTTTAACCCCCTTGAATCCGAGGGGATACGACGACCGCATGTGCAAGGCCGTCAACACGTTCCTCAACAAGACGCTCGCCAACCCGGCAAGCAAGGGCTCAAGGCATGACACCACGTTGCAGGCCGTCTGGGCGTTGGTCAACTTCGCGCAGGAAGGCCATCGTGGAGCGCTCGACGCCATCAGCCAATTGAAGCCACGGTTCATCGCCGAGGTGGCCCCCGACCGTCAGGGCAAGGAGCGTGAGGCGGCACGCGAATGGGCCAGCATTCTCAGTGGCGCGATGGAGAAGGTCAACGGCGTGCAATCGCATGTGGATCCGTGCGAGCAGTCGAAAATCGAACGCATGACGCCCGGCGAGTTCGACGAACTCATCCAAAACACGATTGCGAATCAAATGGAGGAAAGTCACCCGGAAGCAGTTCAAAACACTGGAACAATGCCGGTTCAAGCCGGTTCAACACCCGTCGCATCGGTTCAAAACGGTTCAATGGAAAGTTACGAGGCAAGTAAAAACGCCTCCTCCAGCTGGCAGTTCGAAGACCTCACCCAGCTCGCTTCCGGCATTGAACTGCCGCCCACGCCAACCGTGTTCCAACGCGAGGACGGCCAAGGCCTCTTCTATAGGGGCGCGGTCAACGACCTGCACGGCGAACCCGGCTGCGGCAAAAGCATGATCGCCCAGATAGCCGCCGCACAGGAACTCAAGAGCAGCCACGATGTCATCTACATCGACTACGAGGACAGCGCGCGCAACGTGGTCAAGCGTCTCCTGCTGCTCGGCGTGACCGGCGAACAGATCGTGCAGCATTTACACTACGTGCGGCCCAGCGCCAAGCCCAGCAGCCCCACCAGCCTCGACGGCTGGAAGGAAACCCTCGACTACGCCGACACCGCCACGCTCGCCATCATCGACGGCGTCACCAGCTGCCTCGCCTACGCGGGCCTCGACAGCAACAGCGGCGACGACATCGCAGCCTGGTACAACACCATGCCCCGACTCATCTCGGCATGCGGGCCAGCGGTCGTACTCATCGACCACGTCGTCAAGTCCAAAGACAATCGAGGCCGCTACGCCGGCGGCTCGATGCAAAAACTCGCCCTCATCGACGGCATCAGCTACAGCGTGGACATGACCAAACCCGTCGGCAAGGGCGTGAAAGGCACCATCGTCATCAAAAGCGGCAAGGACCGAATCTCGGAGATCGAGGAGCATTGCGCCGTCAACTGGAGCAACGGCTCACACCTGAGAGAAGCCGCACGCATCGAAATCAACTCCACGGACCCGAAACTCATGCACGTCACCATCGCACGACCCAACATGATGCCCAGCGAAGACCGACAGGCGAAACGCGACGACTTCCGACCCACCGGACTCATGGAGAAAATCAGTCAGCTCGTCGAGAACGCCATAGAGGAACCAAGCCAATCGGAACTGTTCGACGCCTTGAAATCGGATGGCTCCGGCGCCAAGACCGCGATTATGTCGAAAGCCATCAGACTGCTGCTGGAGGAGGGGTATGTGACGAACCGCGCCAGCAGACACAACCGCGCATGCTACCGGTCGGCACGCCCCTACCGGCAGATAGACGACCCAAAGTCGGATTCTTTCGTGGACCGTATGAGCAGGGAGGAGGTGAGCGAATTGGACGATGGGAACCACCTCGACATCTAGATTTTCCGTTTTTCCCGAACGTTTCCCAGCTCTTCCCAAAAAAACTGAGCCACCGAGACTAGCTCTTCCCCACACTCCCCGACCACACTACGTGTGTGGTCGGGTGTGGGAAAAGCTAAGGCTCGCCCCTCGGAAAAGCCCAAAAACACCCCTCAACAACACTAGATATTCCCTCAAAACCCAAGGAGACCAAAATGGCACTCACATTCAGAAAGCAGATCGAAGCGACCGCATGGGAGCTGTGCAACGGAGAAGGCACCGTGCCCGAATTGAGGAAGCGGTTCGACGCAGACCCCGAGACGCCGAACTTCGATCCGACCAAAGCATTGGAGATGCTGCATATCCTCCAGCTCATCAACTACAAGCGGGTCGCCTCGGCCGCCAACGGCAAGCACGCTCGTTGCCACTACCTGAAAAAACCCGAATACGGACTGCTCAACTTCGAAGAGCCGAAACCAGCACCCAAGGACGAGCGGGAGCGGGAAAACCGCATCCAATGGGCCAAGGACTTCCGCCTCATCGCAGACTGGCTCGACGCGAACTGTTACACGACTGAAAGCGAGGAAGCATGAAAGAATCCGTCACCATCCAATACCGCTGTGAGGATGCTGACACCAATCTGGTCGAAACCATCCCAATCGCCTCCATCGGCATCGATCAGTGGAGTCAAGGCCATCCCGTCCTGTTCAACCTTGACCGGAGAGGACATCACGGCCGCCGTATGCTCAGCGTACTCATCACCGCCTGCGAAGCGGTGCTGCATGAAATCCAGGACATCAAATGGGAGGACTGACCCATGGCCGAACCGATTGACCTCACCCAACAAGCCCTCAACGCATTGGCCTCATCGGGGCTGGGCAACGACAGTCCGGCCGAGGCGTTCGTCATCGGCTATCGGAACGGATGGCAGCAAGCCGTCGACCTGTGCATACGAATCGAAACGGCACTCAACGACGAAACGGAGGAAACAAATGAGCATCATCGACCGTGAGATAGAAGCCCGGGAACAACGCGACCCCTCGTACGTCGACGCCGACTTGCAATGGGCATGGGCAAGAGGATACAAGGCCTGCGCAAACCGCGAAATCACCGAGGAGGAGATTGCCGCCGCCATGGACGAAACCCGAAAGTTCATCACGCTCCCCGGCGCGTGGATGGAGAACATCATCAGAATCGCGTTCGACGCGGCAAGAAGAAAGGCAATGGAGGAGTGAGCAGGCCACGCGCCCGTGAACGCAAACCAGCATGGCTTCGCGCGTTCATCCCGAAAACGAGTCCCCTCGTTGTCACCGTCTGCGAGGGGTGCGGCCTGTACGTCATCGAGGATCGGGAAACCGTGTGGGAGTCGTGGGATTACGGGTGTGTGGCGGGTGACGACCTGACCGTGGCGATAATCCTCGGCCGGCCGTTGACCCGCGTCACGTGGCTTCCCTCCGTCGGCCACCCGCTGCTCCGTAGCACCTGCGGAGATGCAGGCATCAGACCGGACGGCCAGTATCTGGCCATGCACATGTGTCATCTCGCCCGGATAAGCGTCAAACCGTTCAAACCGCCGAAACGGGAACGCCCGCCAGGCAAGCCATGGGGCGGGCCGAAACTGTCGAAGCAGGAGATAGCCGAATTCAAACGCATATGGAACATGCCATACAGCCGGCTCAAATACGAGAAAGCCCCAACCATGGTCGGCCAGGGCGATGAGAAGCAAACATTATTCTAGCCGACCAGCCGGAAGGGGCCAACGTGAACTGCCAGAACTGCAAAACGATAACCGAAGGGGGATATTCACTGTGCGAGACGTGCGAACTGCGTTTCGCCGGCACGCTCCTGCGACTGGCGCGCGACGTCACGCCGTTGCATGACTCGTTGGATGCCACGTTGCATCCGGGCGGGCATTCGCCAGTGCGCATCCAGACGGCCACGCCGCCGACACCGATACGACTTGACGTGCTCGATTTGCTGGATCTGCTCGACGCGACGGCGCGTGAGCTGTGGCGTTGCCTCGACGGCATCGACGCACTCGACTGGCATAGGGATCCACGCATGGAGGACCTCAAGGCCACGCTCATCGCATGCGCCGGCCACCCCAGGCTCTCTACATTCGCGGACGCCGGCCTCTACATGCACATCATCAACAACCTCGCCCGCAAGGTCGACCTCGCATTGGATCCTCCCGAGCAGCGCATGGAGATCGGCACGTGCGAACTATGTGAGACCATGCTCACCGCAGGAACCGCAGACCAGTGGGTCACCTGTCCCGTATGCGGGCGCGAACAGCGAGCGCAGACCGTGAAACTGCGTAGGCTCAAGACATTGTGCTGGGATGATTCCAAGCGAGGGTCTGCCGCCGACATCGCCAAGGCATTCGCCGAGGCTGGTATCAAGGTCAGTCGCAAGACCGTCACCACGTGGGAGCAGCGCGGCAAACTGCCCCGTCACGCGGACGGATACGCCTACTGCGACGTGTACCGGCTGCTCGTCGGCCCCGATTTGACAGAATCCATTGGGTGAAGCCATAATAAGCAGTGGCAGAAGTGTCGAAAAACCCAGCTCACGTGGCTGGGTTTTCGCGTATCTGACCGCATTGCATGGGGCGAGAGTACTCCGCCGGCACGTCCAAAGCGCCGGTGATGTTCGCCCCGCCACTCTTTTCATTTGATTGTGAGGCGATGACGCCATGACAATGCCGGGCATGCCGACCATCAGCCTGCGGATCACGTGCAAGGGGAACACCCTCGCCGACATCGACGCCCTGCCCGTGCCCGTGAGCGTCACCCCGGCCGGCCATCTCGTGGTCGACCCCCTCGAACCCGTCATGTGCCGGGCCGTGCAGGCGTTCGTGGACGCCTGGCAGCGGTCGTGCGACAAGGCCGGGTTATGAGCGGCCGCCGGGGCAACACCCGTCATGCCAATGGCTGGCGCCGCCGGCAGGTCGTGGCCCGCGTGCTGGCGGCCTATGACACGTGCCACCTGTGCGGCAGGCCCGTGGACAAATCGTTACCGCCGGGATTGCCGGGCTCGCCCGAGGTGGACGAGATCATCCCGGTCAGCAAGGGCGGCTCGCCCTACCTGTTCTCCAACTGCCGGCTCGCGCACCGCTGGTGCAACCGCGTCCGCTCCAACCACAGCGTCGCGTGGGCGCGCGAACACATCAAACAAACATTCGAACAGGGGCACACGGCCGACCTGAAGGCCACCTCGATGCCGTTGACCACGAGCGGCGACTGGTGACGTGGGGAGGAGACCCGTCCGCCCCGGTCGAAGCCCCCTCGGGCGCAGGGCCGATATCTCCCCGGCATGTCAAAACGTAACGCCTTGGCCGGCCGTTACGTTATCCCGTTACGTTTTTTTGGAGGTGAGCGCGGTGATCTGCGAGGAATGCGGCCAGCCGTTCGCCCCGTCCGGCCGTGGAAAGAAAGCGAAATACTGTTCGGCCAAATGCAAGCAGCGTGCCTACCGCAGGGCCAAGCGCATGAGCCGCGTCACCACGCCTCCAGCCCCGGCCGGGGACGCGGAACATGAGCCCGAGGCGATGGACGCCCTCACCGCCGCCGATTTCGAGGCGATGATGAACGACGGGCCCGAGGACTACGTGAGCGTGCTCAAACGCACGCAGGCCCGGCTCAAGGAAGCCATGTTCAGCGCCGGCACCCCGCCGGGTAGCCTGACCGGCATCAGCAAGCAGCTGCTCGCCCTGACCCGCGAAATCGAACGGCTCGAAGGCAACCCCGCACAAGGCATGACGACGCAAGAAGATCCGGAGGACGACGACGATGACGGAGAATTCCGACCCGAAGCTATCTGAGGTCGCACGCCACATCGTCATGCCCTCCGGCATCGTCACCAGCATGTTCCCCAAGGTCAACAAGCGCGCCAAAGCATGCGGCATCCGCTACGACCGCTGGCAGCAGGGACTGCTGACGCTCATCCTCGGCCGAAGGGCCGACGGCACGTTCGCCGCCTCCGTCGGCGGCGTGGTGTTGAGCATCTGCCGCCAGACCGGCAAGACCTTCACCGTCTCCAGCCTCGTGGTCATCCTGTGCACGCTCATCCCCGACCTGACCGTCATCTGGACCGCGCACCACAACCGCACCAACAGCAACACGTTCGACCACGTGCGCACCCTGGTACGCAATCCCGCGCTCATCGGATACCTCGACCACTCCGGCCGCACCGACGGCGTGCGCGGCGGCAACGGCATGCAGGAAATCACCTTCGCCAACGGCAGCAAGATACTGTTCGGCGCACGAGCCCAGGGCTTCGCCCGAGGCAACGACGCCGTAGACATCATCGTGTTCGACGAAGCGCAGATCCTGACCGAACAGGCCATCAGCGACATGGTGCCCGCCACCAACACCAGCCCCAACGCGCTCGTCCTCTACATCGGCACCCCGCCGCGCCCCGCCGACCCCGGCGAAGCGTTCACGGAACGCCGCCGCCAGGCGCTCGCCGGCGAGGACGACATGCTCTATGTGGAATTCTCCGCCGACCGCGACGCCGACAGCGACGACCGCGCCCAATGGAGGAAAGCCAACCCGAGCTTCCCGCGCCGCACCAGCGAAACCAGCATGCTGCGCATGCAACGCCAGCTCGGCAAGGACAGCTTCCGCCGCGAGGCACTGGGCATCTGGGACGAGACCACCACCAGCCAGGCCATCAACCCCGAACAATGGGCGAAAGCCGCCACCGGCACACCCGACATCAAAGGACTGATCGGCTACGCGCTCGACATGAAACCCGGCCGCAGCTCGCTGGCCATCGGCGGCGCCGTCAACCACAGGGACGGCACCGCGCACATCGAACTGCGCCGCTTCGAGTCCACCCAATCCAAAGGCATCCAATGGGCGGTCGACTACATCGCCGACCACTGGCCGCGCACCGCGAGCGTGGTCATCGACTCGCAATCACCCGCCATGAGCCTGCTGGCCGACCTCAAAGCCCGGCACGTGAAAGTCATCGTCACCAACTACAGCGACATGGGCCGCGCCTGCGGCAAATTCCTCGACATGCTCAGAGACGGCAAACTCACCCACCTGCCGGACGACAAAGCACCGGCGCTCGCCACGGCCGTGGCCAACGCCACCACACGCAGCATCGGCAAATCCGGCGCCGTCGGATGGAACCCGATGGGCAGCGACATCGACATAAGCCCGCTCGTGGCATGCACGCTCGCCCTCTACGGCACGACCATAACCAAACGAGACCCGGACCGAGTACAGGAGGTCATGATCGGATGAGCGAACAATCCATCAGCTTCGGCAACCCCTACCTGTCCACAGGCTCCTCGTCCGTGACACACATCGCCAACGTGCCCGACAACGACATGACGGACATCACCCGCCTACTGGAACTCTGGCGCAACAAATACCCACGCAACCTGCTACGCTCCGCGTTCTACGACGCCAAACAACGCTTCAACAACCTCGGCATCAGCATCCCGAACATCGTCGCCCAGAAAGCCGGCGTCGTGGTCGGCTGGCCACAGAAAAGCGTGCGCGCGCTCGCCGACAAGAGCGTGTTCGAGGGATTCGAGACCGCCGCCGGAGCCGACAACCACGGCATCGACGAGATCATGCGCATGAACGAGCTCGAAACCGACATGAGCGAGGCCGTCATCAGCTGCTACAAGCACTCCTGCAGCTTCCTGACCATCGACTACGACCCGGACGACAACGAGCGCATCCTCATCACCCCGCGCTCGGCCGACTGGTCCGCCGCACTATGGGACAACGACCGCCGCCGCATCAAAGCCGCGCTGACCATCACCGACAGCGACAAATGGGGCAACATCACCGCATTCAACGCATGGCTGCCCGGCCGCAACTACGCCTGCATGAAAACCGGATACGGGTGGGAAGCGGAACCCCAATACAACCGGCTCGACCGCGTCGCCGTGGTGCCCATCGTCTACGACAAGCAGATGGACCGCCCCTTCGGCCGCTCACGCATCAACCGCGCCCTGATGAACCTGACCGACATGGCCATGCGCACCATGGTCCGCATGGAAGCGTCCGCCGAATTCTACTCGGTGCCCAAAATCTGGTTCCTCGGCCTGAGCCGCGAATCCTTCCAACAGGACACATGGAGCGCGCTCGTCAGCAGCATCAACGCGGTCAGCCGCGACATCAACGGCGACATCCCCGAACTCAAACAGGTCTCCCAGGCATCGATGCAACCCCACGGCGACATGCTCGAAACCATCGCCATGCTCGCCTCGGCCGAAACCGACATCCCACCCGAACAACTCGGCATACGACTGGCCAACCCCACCAGCGCCGAAGCGCTCGCCGCCGCCGAGAACCAGCTGACGCGCACCGCGAACCGGCAGAACCGCATGTTCTCCCGCCAGCTCCTCAACGCCATGGGCATGGCCGTGCAACTGCGCGACAACAGCCCGCAGCCGCCAGACCTGACCGGCATCCGCCCCCTGTGGGCGCCGACCCGCGAGGTGAGCGACGCGGCAAGAGCCGACTACTACACGAAGGTCGCCGGCGTGAACGGCGACTGGGCGGATTCCGACGTGGGACTGGCCAAACTCGGCCTCACCTTCGGCGAACTCCAATCGTTCCGCGCCTACCAGCAGCGGATGAAGGCCCAACGGAACATCGACCAGCTCAGACAGCAGCGGATGAATACGCAGGACACGGAGGCGGCTGATGGCAGCGAATCCGAAAGCCCCTCCGGAACTGCAACGGCTGTTGGACAGGGCATACAGGGACTACCAGACCGATCTTGACAACCTCAGGGAGGGCGCGGCCGACGTCATCGAGAACATGGTCGACCGCGACCCTTTGAACGTCAAGGACGCGATCCGCGACTTCTCCCGCGACGCCTCCCAGCTGGCGAACGAATACTACGACACCGTGCGCGGCCTGTGGAGCGAATACGCGGGCGTCCGGCTCGACGACTTCGACCACACGCGGCTCATCGACCCCGACCGCGCCCTCTGGCAGGTGCAGGGCGGCTTCAACAACACCGACTACGCCGGCCTGACCTACACGCAGGTCAAGAACGGACAGTCACGCGCGGGAGCCACGATCGAAGACCTGTGGCCCGATCTGGGCAACCCGGATGACGCGATGCAATTCGTCGCCGACATGATCAACGCCTCCGCACGCCTGACCACCCAACGCAACATGCGCATCGACCCGTCGAAACCACGATGGGCAAGAGTGCCGCGCGGAGCAAGGACATGCGCGTTCTGCACCATGCTCGCATCACGGGGCTTCACCTACCTGAGCGAAGACTCGGCAGGCCTGGAGATGCAATACCACCGGGACTGCGACTGCCAGATCGTCCCCAGCTGGGGCCGCCAGACACTCGCCGGATACAACCCCGAACGGCTCACCGCCATGTGGCAGGAAGCCAGCAAGGGAGGCGGCGACTACCGGGAGAAGCTCAAGCGCATGCGCCGGGACAATCCCATGGCGTTCACGGACGGCGTCTACCCGACGCCGACCATGCCGTGGGAGCAGTCCGTCAGACTCCTGTCAATGAAGGGAGAGCCAAAAGGCACTGCGGAATCCTGGTACCGGCGCCAGCTCGCCGTCGGCGTCGACCCGAGCAGGGAAATCCTCGAACGGCACGAGATCGTGTTCCTCGAGAAGTTCCAGAAGCTGGGCGAGGAATACGAGTGGATACCGAAAAGCCATGACGGCAAGCCCAGCAACGACTTCCACTGGCTGAGCCACGAATGCGACGCCGAACTGAAATCACCGGCAGGCCTGAAATACAGGAACGTGGCCCAACGCATCAACGACGCCGTCGTCGGCGGCGTCGAACAGGGCGTTGTCAAGGACGTGTTCGTACTGGACTTCGGAAGCACGAAACTGCCCGACAAGTTCGTCAACCAACTGTCGCTGTACAACGCCCGTCATGAATCCCACATCAAAGAGCTGTGGGTGTTCGACTCGGAAGGATTCCACCAAATCGTATTGAAATAGAAAAACGGGGATAACCCCCCGGATTATGTGCCGGTCTCAAGAGCCGGTTACGTGGGATCCCCGTTACCTCGATTCTACCATACGGCGGGTTGCCAGAGAGGCCGATCGGGGCCGACTGTAAATCGGCTGCACCACGCCACGCAGGTTCGAATCCTGCACCCGCCACTCCACACCACCCGCACGGGTGGTTTTTACGCCCGGAACGGGCCCCATCAACCACAAAGGAGAACCATCATGCACGACATGCCGCACTGGCACCGATTCCGCAACAACCTTCGTCTCATCGATTCCGGCGCGGACGAAGGCGGCTCCGGCGACCCCGCAACGGGAGACCCGGCCGACACCGGCGAGGACATCGACTGGAAGGCGAAGTTCGAGGAGCAGCGCGCCCACTCGCGCAAATGGGAGCAGCGCGCCAAGGACAACAGCAAGGCCGCCGAGGAACTGCAACAGTTCAAGGACTCGCAGCTGTCCGAAGCCGAGAAGGCCGCCAAACGCATCAAGGAACTCGAAGCCGCCAACGCCGCCTACGAGGCGGAACGACAGCAGAACGAGTGGAAGGCGCAGGTCTCCAAGGAGACCGGCGTGCCCGCCTCGCTGCTGCACGGCGACACGCTCGAGGCCATGACCGCGAACGCGAAGGCCATCGACCAGTACGCGCACCCCAAGCCCAAGGGCATGCCCAACCAGGGAAAGACCCCCGACGGCAAGGCCGCCGACGCCGACGAACGCGCATGGGCCGACGACCTGTTCTCCAACCTCTAAACGCAATCATCCCCCAGAAAGGAACAACATCATGGCAATGGACACCAGCAAACTCCACCTGCCCAAGACCGTCGCCACGGCCGTCGTCAACAAGGTCAAGGAGACATCGACCATCGCGGCCCTGTCCCCGAGCAGCCCGCAGATCTTCACCGACAAGGAATACATGATCTTCAACGGCGCCGCCGAGGCCGACGTGACCGCCGAAGGCCAGACCAAGAGCTCCTACGAGCAAGACCTGAACTACGTGAGCGGCAAGACGTTCAAGGTGCAGACCACCACCCGCGTCACTAGCGAGCTCAAATGGGCCGACGAGGACAACCGCTTCCAGATCATCCAGTCCATCCAGGCCGACCAGGCCGAGGCCATCGGCCGCGCCCTCGACTACGTCGTCTACCACGCCATCAACCCCAAGACCGGCGAACCCCTCACCGGATTCGACGCGCTCACGGCCCGCGCCATGCAGGTCACCGCCGGAGACGACGACATCACCAACGTCGACAACCTGGCCGACCAGCTCAACGAGACCTACGACATCAACGGCATCGCCATCAGCCGCACGTGGGCCTCCCGCCTGCGCAAGATCCGCGTACCCGCCACCGGCATGCGCTACTACCCGGAGATCCCGCTCAACCTGCAGGTCGGCACCCTCGACGGCATCAAGGCCGCCACCAGCGCCACCGTCAACGGGGCCAAGGCCAAGACACCCACCCACGTGCTCGCCATCATGGGCGATTTCAGCCTCATCAAATGGGGCATGGTGCGCGACATTACGTCTGAGATCATCCCCTACGGCGACCCCGACCAGACCGGCGTCGACCTCAAAGCCCACAACCAGATCGCCTACCGCACCGAGGCCATGTTCTCCTACGCGGTCATCGAACCCAAGGCGTTCGCCGTGCTCAAGTCCTCCACGGAAGCGGGTGACTGATGAGCGCGTTCACCCAGGACTTCATCATCCAGCCGGCAGGCAGGAAGAAACACAAGACCGGGGCCATGGACGTGCCGGCACGCCTGTGGAACCCCGACGGTACGCCGTTCACCGGCGGCTCCGCCTATACACTGCCCGCCGCCACCACCGCGGCGCTGGGAGGCGTGAAGAAAGGTGCGTCCGTCGCCGCCGTGTCCGCGGCCGATGCGACGGCGGCCGCCGGCACCACGCCGACCAAGGCCGAATTCGACGCCGTGGTAACCGAACTGAACGAGACGAAGAAGAAGCTCAACGCCGCGCTCGCCTCGCTCAAGGCCGCCGGCGTCATCGGATAAGGAGGCCCGTCATGGCCGATGAACCCGAGCCGTTCGCCACGCACGAGGACCTGGAGAAACGCTGGCACACGCTCACGCCCGACGAACAGGCGCAGGCGGACGAGCTGCTGCTCGATGCGAGCGAGAACATCCGCAACCACGTGTCCGTCTACCCCGAGACCCATGAGGATTCGTGGTGGACGGCGCACCGGCGCGGCCTCGAGATCGTCTGCTGCCAGATGGTGCGCACCGCCATGGAGCAGCAGGTGTCCGGCGTGCCCACAGGGGTCACGCAGAACACCGAGACCACCGGCCCCTTCTCCAACTCCTACTCGTGGGCTTCGCCGGACGGCTACCTGCGATGGAACAACGACTACCTCACAGTGCTCGGCTTGGGTGGCCAGCTGGCCTTCAGCATCGACATGGCATCCGGGGAGGTGGTCTGATGGAACGCATCGACGTTTGGCGCGGCGAGCCCGGACTTGACGCCGACGGCAACACCGTGCAGGGCCCGCTGGAACTCGTCATGAGCTTCGACGGGCTCGTGGCCCCGGTGAACACGCCGGAAACGTCCTCGGACGATTCGCATGGCGTGACCTGGGACCACGCCATCTACATCCGTTCCAAGACCCCCACCGGCATCCGCGACACCGACCTGATCGGCGTGCGCGGCAGGCGGGTGCCCGTCGACGGCGTGGTGTGCGTGTGGGAGAAACCCGACGGCACGCACGTCGGCGACGTCGTCAACGTCAGACTGAAGGAGGGGTAGATGGCCCGGAGCAAGGTCAAGGTCGTGCTCGACCGCACGAATTTCAGCGACGAAGTGCTCAAACGCGCCGTCAAACCGGTCATGGACGACGTGCAGGAACAGGTGGAGGGCATGGCGGCCGTGGATCCGGCGATCAAGGTGTACCGCAACGAGGACACCGACCGCACCAACGTTGTCGCCACCGCTCCGGCCGCGTTCGAACAGGCCCACGGAGTGCTGAGCCAGATGCTGGGCATGGTGGTCGTATGAGCGTCATCCGGCCACCCGTCCGCCCGAACCGGGTGGAACCCGTGCTGCTCGAACGTCTGCGCGACCGGTTTCCCGACGTGCGGTTCGGCACCGTCCGCAACCGGGGTAATCCGCCCAGGGAATGCGTGCTGGTCGCCGTGCCCGGCCGGAAGGCCACGCCCGTCAGCCAGCAGACGCGCCTTCGCATCTCCGTGTGGGTGCGTCGCGACGACGGGACCGGCGACATCGACGCCGCGCAGAACCTCGCCGCCGACATCGAACTGTATCTGACCGGCCTGTATCCGCCACGGCCGGTCGTCACCATCGACCACGAGTCGGGGCCGATCCGCATGAGCGACGAGAACGGCTGCCTCATGGCGTACCTCACGCTCCTGCTCACCGTCGAAACCAACCAAGCATAATCATCGAAAGGCGTATGGCAAATGGCCACAGACACTTCGTACATCACCAGCGGCAACCGCGCCGACCTGGTCAAACTCATCAAGGACTACGCGCTCTTCCTGTGGAAGCTCGACGATCCGAACATCCCCGCGATGCCCGACTCCGAAACCTGGACGCCGCCGGAGGGCAAGAAGCCGGTCGGCTACAACTCGGAGGACGGCGCGGTACTGCACCCCGAGCCGGGCGACGAGACCGAGATCAAGGGCCACAACGGCGACATCGTGGTCTCCGAACAGGAGCCCGGCTACTGGACCCTGCAGATACCCGGCATCGAATGCCGTCAGGACATCGCCGAAGCCTACTTCGGCGTCAAGGCCGACACCGACGGCAACTTCCATGTCAGGGACGCGGCCACGAACATCGAATACATGGCCGTGCTCGCATGCCTCGACCAGTACGGCAACCCGATCGTGCTGCCCATCGGCAAATGCAAGGTCTCCGACCGCGACGACATGACCCTCGTATCCACGGAGGTCGTGACCTTCAACGTCACGTTCAAGATGTTCAAGGCCTCGGACGGCTACATGTTCCACGTCTATGGTCTGCTCGCGGCCGAGAAGGCCGGACTGGCCACCAAGGTCGACTCGCTGGCCGCCACCCCGAACACGCTGACCGTCGCCGCCGGCCGCACCGCGACGTTCAACGTGACCGTCTCCCCGGCGAACGCCACGGGCTGGACCATCACCGCCACAAGCGGCGACACCGCGAAGGCCACCGCCACCGTCAACGGCAACACCGTCACCGTGACCGGCAAAAGCGCCACCGAAACCGGCAAACCCGTCACCATCACCGCCACCGCCGGAGGCAAGAACGTGACCGTGCCAGTCACCGTCACCGCCTGACCCTGACATTCTTCCCCGCCCGCACCGATGGCGGTCCCTGCGGACGGGGAACCCTCCACGCATCGACCGCCGCAACCAATATTTTTTAGGAGACCGCCATGAGCGAAGAAAACAAGCCCATCGAAATCGAACCCGACATCAACACCGACGCCGAACAGCAGCCCGACGTGTGCCTCAGCCTCAAGGGACTCGACACCGAAGTCACACTCCCCAACCTCAACTCCGCCGACCTGCCCATCGAACTGGTCAACGTCGTGCTCATCGTCAAAAGCAAGGTCGTCCTGAGCGAGGAGGAGACGTTCCACGCCACCGCCGTGTTCCTCGCCTACCTGCAGGAAATGCAGCCGACCTTGTGGAACAAGCTGCGGAAGGCCGGCAACCCGCTCGGCTGGATCAGCGCCATCGTCAAAGGCTGGGCCGAAGGATCGGGCCTCGACCCAAAATCGTTTACCTCCTCATCCTCCACCAACAGCATCACTCGGCGCTGACCACCGACTGGCTGACCCGCTACCGGCGCGTCTGGAAGCCATGCCACCTCAACGCATGGCTCGACGCGCCAGCCGGCCGCAAACCATCCGGCAACCTCGACTACGAGAGCGCATGGGCGCTCACCCGCGAAATCCTGCGCGACCACACCTCCAACAGCTTCGCCGCGCTCGCCGGATGGTCATACACGCCCACCGGAGCGGAAATCGCGCTCTGGGACCAGATGGAACTCGAAGGCCGACTCAAACGCAAAGGCTACCGGCCATGGGCCGACCGGAGAACCGACATGTTCCGCCGACCGGCCACGGAAACCCACGCCGATTATGAGGCGCGCATGGCCCGCCGCAAACGCCTCAACGACCACTACCACATCGAATGACCCCGACCGCCATCGGGGCCTCCCAACCACACAGGAGAAGCCCCGATGGCAGAAAGCAGCATCGGCGTCGTCTACATCGAAGTCGCCCCAAGCGGCAAGGACTTCGGCAAGAAACTCGAAGGCGACATCACCCAGGCCGCCGACAACGCCGCCAAGACCGGCGGCACCAGCATCCTCGGCAAATTCGGCGGCGCATTCGGCAAAATCGGCAAAGTCGGACTCGGAGCCATCGGCACCATCGCCGGAGGCATCACCGCACTCGCCGCCAAAGGCGGCTTCCAACGCGCCCTCGCCATCGAAAACGCGCAGGCCAAACTCAAGGGCCTCGGCCACGACTCCAAAAGCATCGCCGAGATCATGAACAACGCGCTCGCCAGCGTCAAAGGCACCGCGTTCGGCCTGGGCGACGCGGCCACCGTGGCCGCGACCCTGAGCGCCGCCGGCATCAAATCCGGCCAGCAGATGACCAACGTCCTCAAAACCGTCGCCGACACCGCACAGATATCAGGCCGCAGCCTCACCGACATCGGCACCATCTTCAGCAGCGTCGCCGCCCGAGGCAAACTGCAGGGCGACGACATGCTCCAACTCATGAGCTCCGGCGTACCCGTCCTCCAACTGCTCGCCAAACACCTCGGCAAAACCTCGGAAGAGGTCTCCGACATGGTGTCCAAAGGCAAAATCGACTTCCAAACATTCGCCGACTCCATGCAGGAAGGCCTCGGCGGAGCCGCATTGGCCGCCGGCGACACCTTCCAGGGCGCGCTCGCCAACGTGAAGGCCGCGCTCGGACGCCTGGGCGAAGGCCCCGGCAAGATCGCGCTCGAATCGTTGCGCAAGACGTTCAACGCGGCCATTCCGGCCGTGGACGCGCTCTCAAGCCAGCTCACACCGTTCGTGGAGCAGTTGAACGGCAAGCTCACCCCGTATGTGGACAGGGCCGTCAAGCTCATCGAGCAATTCAGCCAGGGCTTGCAGGACGGCAGCATCACCGTTCAGGACATCGCCGGCAGTCTCGGCCAATTGGCCGGAGCGTTCGCATTGTTCGCCGGGGTCGGCGGCAACGTGGACAAGATTACCAACGTGTTCGACACGCTCGGCAAAATCGGCGACGGCGGACTCGGCCAGCTCACTGGGAAACTCAGGCAGATGCCCGGCCAGCTCCAGTCGAGCCTGACGGGCCTGCAGCAGTTCAAATCGTATTTCAACAAGGATATCCGCGACGCTCTCGCCGTGGACGGCGACCCGTTCGCGTCGGCCGTCAACCGCATCCGGCAGGGCGCGGACAAGCTCACTGGCCCGCTCAAACTGCTCGGCGCGAAGATCGCGGGCTCCGATGTGGGCCAGTCGGTCGCCGGAATGGCGGACAGGCTGGGTGTCGGGTTCGGAAAGCTCACCAGCGCATTCGATTCGAACATCAAGGTGCTGGGCGTCAGGGTCGGCAACGGCTTCTCCGGTGTGTTCACCAAGATCACGAACAGCAAGCTCGTATCCGGACTGGGTGCGATGGCGGGCAAGGTGCAGTCCGCGCTGAGCCCGCTCGCATCGGGATTGGGGGACGTGTTCGGTGGCATCGGCGACATCGTGGGTCCGAAACTGCAGGCCGGATTGGGTAAGATCGGCTCCCTGTTCGGCTCGTTCTTCAGCCCCGGCAATTTCATGAAGTTCCTCGGCGTCGGCGCCATCATCGCCGCACTGGTCGCGGGACTCGGCCTGCTCGACCAGAGCATGCAGGGGCAGCTGTTCGCCATGATCGGCCGGTTAGGGGCGCAGCTGCCGGGCATGCTGCAGAAACTGAGCATGCAGATCACCGCGAACCTGCCGCAGATGATCGCGCAGGGCGCGGCCATCCTGACCGCGCTGATGAACACGATCAGCGAGAACGCTCCCCGGCTATTGTCCACGGCGGCGCTGCTGATCACCACGCTCGTGCAGGGGCTTGGACAGGCGTTGCCGACCCTCCTGCCCGCAGCCGTGCAGATGATAACCTCTCTGATCACGGCGCTCATAGCGCAGGCCCCTATGCTCATCGAGGGCGGCATGCAGCTCCTGCAGGGGCTCGTGCAGGGCATCATGAACTCATTGCCCACGCTCATCGCCGCGATACCCCAGATACTGCAGGCCCTGCTGACCGCGTTCACGACCGCCCTGCCCACGGTCCTCAACATCGGCGTGGACATCATCCTCAACATCGTCAACGGCCTGACCTCCGCCATGCCGCAGCTCGTCGCGATGCTCCCCACCGTCATCCAGACGCTGATCAACACGTTCACCCAAAACCTGCCGGGCATCGTCCAGGTCGGCGTCAACGCGCTGGTCAAGCTCATCGACGGCCTGTCCCAGGCCATCCCGCAGCTCGTCGGCTACATCCCGCAGATCATCGCATCGATCGTCAACACGCTCGCCTCGAACCTGCCCCAGATACTGCAGGCCGGCGCGCAGATCCTCATCACCCTCGCCGGAGGCCTCGCCAAGGCCATCCCGCAGCTCATCAGCCAGATCCCCGCCATCGTGCGCTCCATCTGGAACGGGTTCACAAGCGTGAACTGGGGCGAGGTCGGCATGAACATCATCACCGGCATCGCCTCCGGCGTCACATCCGCCGCCGGCAAGCTCGTCGACGCGGCGGTCGGTGCCGCCAAGGACGCTCTGAACTGGGTCAAGGACAAGCTCGGCATCCATTCGCCGTCCCGCGTGTTCAGGGACCAGGTCGGCGTGATGATAGGCCGCGGCATGGCCGAGGGCATCGATCAGAGCCAGCGGATCGTCAACCGCAGCCTCGACCGGATAGCCGCCGGACTCACGCTCGACGACCATTCGTTCGGCTCGCCGTCCATCGGAACCATTGGCGGAGGCACGGGCATGCTGCGCGACGGCAATGAACAGGCCTCCATGCAGACCGCCTTGCTGGAACAGCTGCTCGCCGCACTGGTCGCCCTGCACGCGGACATCCCGACCATGCTGCAGGCATTAGGTGTCGAGGTCGACGGGCGCGAAGTAGGAAGGCTGATACGCAAGTATGCAAACGCTTAAATATGTGTGCGCGTCGACCGGCGACGAGATCGTCATGAGCGGCCCCGACATCTTCGCGCAGACCGCCGAAGGCATCCGAGGCCGCTCATGGAGCTACGACCTCGGCTATAGGAGCCTGAGCGGCGTGACCCGCACCGCGAGGGAGACCGACCTGGAACTCACCTACCTGCGGTGCCCGGAGAAGGCGGACTGGACGCGCCGCCTGTTCGATGCCGACGTTGCCGCAGGAACGCCGGGCATGTTTGATGCTGACGGCTGGACGACTCGCGCCTACGTGGTCA